GGTGTCGGTGACCTTCGGCTGGGTGATGACGAACGCGGGACCGCGCCCGGCCACGGACGGCTTCTTCTGCTTCGGACCCAGCGGCAGCGGTGCCGTGTTCGTCTTGACCCCTGCGGCATTGTTGATGGCCTGGCTGGCGTGGTGGGCCTGCCCACCGGCCAGGTCGGCTTTCTGGCCGACCTGGCTGAGGGGCTGGGCGGTCATGGCGTGCGCCGGGGCGGGCTTGGCCTTGATCTCGGTGAGCAGCTTCCGGGGGATCGGCTTGCCCTGGGCCTTCAGGTCGGCGATGCGCTTCAGGCGCCGCGTGTTGGCCTTACGGACCCGTTCCGCTTCGATCTGGTGGTACGTGCTGGGCGACACGGCGTGCAGGGTGTGCTTCCAGCCTTTGCATGGGCCGGGGTGCAGCGGGGCGCGGCAGGCGGTCAGGGAGCACGGCTCGTGGGCGTCTTCGTCCTGCTCGGTCCATGCCTGGAGGGATGCCCGGATCGACGGCGCGGCCGTGGGTGTCAGCCGCTGGGCGTAGACGACGGAGGCGGTGAGGGAGTCCAGGTCGAGAGGCTGCGATGCTGGCTTGACCTTGAGCATGCCCCCGAGCGTCGTCATGCCGTGAGCATAGCGGATCGTTTTTGATCTTCAGCGGGACTTCAGCGGGCGTCCGGAGGGCGTCCCGGACCGTCCCGGAACATCCTGGCGACACCCTCCGGAAGGCTGACCGTCGGCCGGTAGAACGCACTCAACCGCCGCATGTCCCCCACCCGGTACGCCACCCCGGCAGGCTTGTCCTCCAGGTACTGGAACGTCGGCTTGTACCCGGCCTGATCGCAGGCGATGTGCGCTAGCTCGGCCATGGACCAGCCCACACCGGTGCACAGGTTGACCGGGTCTTCCGTGCCGGACGCGGCCACGGCCAGGGCGGCGGACACCACGTCGTCGATGTGGATCCAGTCACGGACCTGGTTACCGTCGCCCCAGATCTGGAATGGGTCCTCCCGGCGGCGGGCCCGTTCCACCAGCGCCCGGAACGGGAAGTTCTGCGACTGGTCACGCCCGTACCCGGAGAACGGCCGGACGACGGTGACGGCCAGCCCGGCCCGGCGGGCCTCGGCGGCCACGCGTTCCCCGGTGAGCTTCGTCCACCCGTACACGGCGTCGGGTTCCTCCGCGTCGGCCAGGTCGATCATGTCCTCGTACAGGGGCTCCCGGTAGCGGTCGCCGCCGCCCTGGTAGCGGATCGGGTAGGCGGCCGAGGAGGACAGGTACAGCACTCGGCCCTGCCCGGTGCGGACCGCCCAGTCGAACAGCGCGCTGTCCAGGTGCAGGTTCCGGGCGAAGTGGTACGGCTCCCGGTCGATCGCGGCCCGGTGCGGGGCTGACGCGGCGGCGTGCACGATCAGGTCCCAGCGGGCGGTCGCCCCACGGAAGTAGTCGAGGGCGTCGAACCCGTGGGTGATGTCGATCCCGGCGGTGTCCCACCCGGCCTTGTCGAGGGCGTCGAGGATGTGGCTGCCGACGAACCCGGCCGACCCGGTGACCAGCGCCCTCACCGGCACACCCAGATCTGGTACGAGTACAGGAAGCCCATGGGGCGCAGGTCCAGGGTGGTGTGGATGTCGGGGATGAACCCGGCGGCGCGGAGCATCTTCTCCACCTCTTCGGCGTCCCAGCCCCACACGTGCTCAGGGTTCTGGTCGTTGGTCTCCCCGTCGGGGGTGGACAGGACCAGCCGGTCGGTCTTCGGCCGGATGGCGCGCAGCACCAGGTCGGGGTCGTCGAGGTGCTCCAGGGTCTCCGACAGGATGAACATGTCGGAGTGTTCGACCTGGTGAATGGTCTCCTCGATGGGACCGGTGTGCTGGTAGCCGGGGGCGTAGTCACCGAGGACGACGGCGGCGCCGGTGATCGCGGCGATGCGGCGGGCGATCTCGGCGTTGCCGCAGGACAGGTCGGTGATCACACCGCGTGGGGGCATCATGTTCTGGACGATGGACACGGTCACGTCGACCCTGACCAGGTGGTCCACCCAGTTCCGGTGGTCGTGTGGTGTGCGGTAGAGCCGGTCCAGCTCAGCCGGGCTGGGCATGGGCCGCAGGCGTTTACGCATCACCGGAGGGCCTTGACCTTCTCGACGTCGGCGTCCAGGTGGTGGTTGTGGACGTAGGTGCCGTAGGCGGCCTGGTCGTGGGCGTACATGGTGTGATCGTTGACCCGCCGGTGCCCGGCGTCCCAGTCGGCTTTCCCCGCGTATGGGTGCATGTGCTCCACCACCACGTCCGGCAGGTAACGCAGACACCCGGCGCCGACACCTAGGTCGCGCCAGTAGTTGTCGACGAACAGGTGCGTCAACGTCGGCGGCGCCATGCGGCCCAGGGCGCGGATGATGTTGGCGCTGATCGCCACCTGGGTGGGGATCCGGACGTGCTGGAGCAGGTCGTCGCCGTACACGATCCCGGCGCCGAGGTGGTGCAGTTCGTCCAGGTAGCGGCGGTCCCAGCCCCGCGTGCGGGGCCGGTGGTCGTCCCCCATGAACGCCACGGCCGCCACGTCGGGGTCGTTGACGGCCATCTTCGCGGCCGAGTTGAGGGCGGCGACCATGGTGCGCTCACCCTGGTTGATCCACAGGATGGCCGAGGTGGGGGCGATCTCCTCGGCGTAAGCGAGCAGATCAGGGTCGGACGAGTCGACGGCGAACACCAGCTGGGTGTCGGCGGTGCAGGTCGTCTCGAACGTCAGCGCCAGCGGCGCCACCGTGCCAGGGCGGCCCCTGGTCGGGATGATGGTGATCAGCTCCGGGCGGAGAGCTTCGGTCATGCCTTGCTCGCTTCCTTAAGGGTCCTGTTTTCGGCCTGCTGGTGTCTGGCCTTGGCTTCGGCCGACTTGCGCTTACCGTACGCAGCCCGCTGCTTCGGCGTCATCTTGGCCACCTTGGCCTTCTCGGCGCGGCGGTCCAGGATCGCCTGGGCGCGCTTCCTCAGGGTTTCCCGGTGCCGTTGGTCGGCATTAGCCTTCCGCTGGGCGGCCCTGTCGAGAACGTCCTGTTGGTGGGTGTCCTGGTTCCCGACGGTCTTGTTGTGGGCGTTGGTTCCGGCGGCCTGCCGCAGGGTCTGCTGGTGCGGAACGAGGGCCCGCCTGTACCCGGCGACGGCTTTGCGGGCCATGGCGGCGAGTTTCGGGTTGGTGGCGTTCTGGGCGGCGACGGCCTGGGCCTGGGCGATGGCGCGGGTGAGCCCGTCCACGGCGATCTGCGCCTGCTGGGCGGGGGTTTTCTTCGTCTCGTCCTGGGCGCCTGGTTCGGCCTGGCCCCGCTTCTGCCCTTTGCAGAGGCCCGGCTTGTGGGTCTGCATGCAGAACGATCCGTCGTCGCATACCGCCTGCATGAGGGAGGTGTAGGCGGGGATTGAGGCGCCGAGGTACTGGCGGTTGCTCATCACCGTGGCATCGTTTTTGATCTCTAGCAGTGGGGTGCAGCGGCAGTTGATGACCTCCTGCGGCGGCCCGTCCGGGTCATGGGGGTACATCATCCGGAACCCGCCGACGATGAACGGCTGGGAGAACGGGACGACCTGGCCGTCGGCTTCGCGGTGGTCGGGGCGGGTGCGCTGGTCGTCGGTGGCGAGCCACCTCTTCACCCATTCGGTGCCGGGGTCGGCCTGCACGATCATGGAGAACGCGTCGTGGATCCCGCCGTTGTAGGCGCCGACGACTTCGGTTCGTGCGACGGTGCGGGCGCGGTTCTTCCACCGCTGCACGCCGGTGTCGGTGAACAGCTCTTCGACCTGGGCGGTGACATCGGGGATTGTTGCGCCGTTGACTGTTGCGGAGTCAATGATGTGGGAGACGAGCCCGAACACCTCGTTCGGCACGGCGGCGAGCCGGTTCTCCCGCTGAGAGATCCAGTTCCGCACGAACGGCCGCGACTCGAACAGGGTGCCGTCGGCGAACAGGTCCTTGTACGGGGCGGCCAGGACCTCCCGCGCCACATCCTCCGCGTACCGGGCCATCAGCGACGTCCACTTCGGCGTCTGCGAGAACACCGTCATCGGGTCCGGGACCAGGCCGAGGCGGGCCACACCGCCGGTGAACATGGCGACCTTCACGGCGGCCAGCCACTCCAGCATCATGTCGAGGTACGCCTCGTACAGGGGCGGCTCGTACTGGGCGAACACCGTGACGGCGGCCTGCCGCTGGGCGTCAGCGCTTGGCAGCGTGGTCGGCTGGGCCATGGATAACCCCTCCCCGCAGTTGCTTGATCCCCCAGATCAGCCCGGACACTTCTTGCGCGGTCAGCTCGGCGCCTTCGCCCAGCTCCTGCTTGGCCTTCAGCAGGCCCAGGCCGGAGGCGAACCCGGCAACCTCCTTCTTCTCCTCAGGGGTCACCGCATCCACCATCCGAGCAGGATCATCAGGCCGCCGTCGGTGATGACGGCCAGGGCGAGCACCGCCGCCACGGCCAGGACTCCACGAGCGGACCAGCGGGGGTCCTGTACGAAGCGTGACCGGATCGGGGTATCCAGCCGGGGAATCCGGATAGTTTGATCTTCATCCGTGACTCTGCGTGCAGGATGGCCGGGGATATACGGCACCCCGGCGGTCCGCCCCGTACGGCACGAGAAGCAGCCGCCGGGAACCGTGCAGCGGATGTCCTGCTCGATCACGGCTGGCCCTCCGCACGGTTGAGGGCGGCGACGACCTTGGCCGCGTCCTCCGGAGAGAACATGACTCCGATGTACTCATCGCCCCGGTAGACGTTGCGCGGCTGGTGGTGCCCGACCCTGTAAAGCGTCCCGGTCAGGGTCGTCTCAGTGTCGTTTTCGATCATGGCGCAAGGTCCCCTCGGGCGGCGAACAGCGTGGACCGCAGTAGCCCCTGCTCGTGGGGGACGCCACGGGTCATCAACTCGGTGCAGTACCCGGCCAGCAGCTCTTCCAGTACGTCCGCGTCGACACCCAGCGCCGGGGCCTGCTCCCGCACATGCGTCCACGCACCGGCGAGCAGGGCGGGCACACGGGACTGGTCCGGGATGACCTGGGTGTGCAGCTCATGCTTTGGCACGGCGTACCGGGCGCGGGCAGGCCCGGCGACCAGGCGCCCACCGGCCAGCTCCAGGGCGCGGCGTACGGCGCTGTCGGCGGCGTAGAACAGGGCGGTCCGGTCGGCGGCGACACTGGCGGCGAGCTGGGACAGCTTCTGCTTGGGGACCTTGCCCTGTTCGGCGTCCTGCACCGACGGGAACTGCGGCAGCCCGCGTGCTCCAGCATCGGCCGGTTCGGTACCGGCTTCGTCGTAGCCGGGGTCGCCTGGCATCAGCTCACCACCGCCGGGGGCGGCGGGCGGGGCGGGCATGCTGATCGCGGGCAGGCCCAGGATCTTCTGCACCTCCGGGTCGCCTGCGTAGGCGGGCTGGGCCAGGACCAGCTCCCGCATCAGGTCGTATACCAGTTCCTTGTCGTCGGGGGCGTCGTCGTCGGTGAACGCGGCGTTGTCGCGGGCGGCCTTGGCGCTGATGAATCGCTTCTCCGCGAACTGCAACGCCTGGTCGGCGCGGTTGGGGCGCACGGTCAGGGCGGCGATGTCGAACCAGAGGGTCATCTTCTCTGGGTTGGGGACACCGGCGGCCTTGAGGGCGGGCTGGAAGTAGCCGATGTTCAGGGCGTCGGCGAGCTGGATGAGCAGCGGCTCGATGTGGATCTTGATCGAGGACTCCTCGATCTGCCACGACGACCAGTGGTTACTGCCGCCCATGCCGGTCAGCACCTCGGGCGGGATGTCCAGCGACATCGCCATCCGCTCGATCGCAGCCTTACGCATCTCGGCGATGTGGTCGGAGATCGACGAGTCGAACGTCAGGTGTTTGATCTTGTCGAGGGCGTCCACCGCGACCTGCAAGATGATCGGCACCACCGCCGCCGCGCTGTCACGCTGCTGCAACGACGTCGCCATCGTGTTCTGGAGCAGGTCAGCGAACCCGTCCACCCCCGTGCGGGACACCGAACCCGGCGCCGCGTCCGGCGGCTGAGGGAACTCGATGTTGTCCGGCAGCAGCAGGATCCCGGCACCGGCAAGGCGTGAGTCCAGCTCCGCGAACACACGCTTCGTGCACTGCTCCAGCTCCCGTAGCACCGGCAGGATCGCCCGGACGGTGGAGTCGGCGGCGTCGTAGCGGCGCGGGTGCGGGTTCCACGCCCGGATCAGCAGGTCCTTCTGCGGGTCCAGCTTGTACTGGCCCCCGCCGTGGGTGATGGACCGGCGGACCATGATGTCGTCCCCGTGCCGGTACACCTCACTGGAGGAGCACACGTACCACTTGTCGCCGACGGCCCCGTCGTCGCCGTTCAGGGCTTCCTTGTAGCCCTCGGCGACGATGAACACGTCCCCGGCGACCATCATGTTGATGCCGAGCAAACGCTGGGCCTGAGCCTTCGCGGCGGGGGTACCGAACATGGTCTCCGCGATGAGCTTCACGCGGGGGTCTTCGACCTCGTCACCGACCACCCCGTCGTCGGTGACCTGCGCGGCGTACATGCGGCACCGGGACACGGCATTGCCGATCCAGTTGACGACGAACCGCATCTCCCCGCAGATGTCGTAGTGGCGCCACGCCTCGTGCTGCCAGCGGTGGTCGCCGAGCTTGAACATCTGCCACGAGGTGGCGTCGCCCAGGTTGATGGGGACGGCGGCGCCGATCAGAGCGTTGGCGGGGCGCGTGCCAGGCCCGTCGATGCCTCCGGCGGGGACGGTCTTATCCCTCTCCCTGGTCAGCCACCCCATCCGGTCACCCCTTCACGACGGCCAGCGAACCGGCTGCCGCAGACAGTGCCATCCCGAGGGCGGGCACGAACAGCCACGGCGAATTGCCGTAAGCGTAGATGATCGGGGCGGCCGGTATCGCCAGCCAGATGGACACGCACCAGGGGCAGAGCAGCATGTACGCCAGCATGTTGCGGTGGCGCTCTTTGAGGGCTTCGACGACGGCGTCTCGGGGGCGGGCGGTGATCATGTCGGCCGTGATCAACACGACGAGGCGGGCGAAGGCCAGCAGGTAGACGAGGTACAACACAGTTGAGCCGGGCATGGCCACCATCGTAGGTGGTCAGCCCGGCTCACTGGGTAAGCGCCTGGCGGTCAGAGCCCCGCGTTCGCGGCGAGGCGCTGGGCCAGCCGGTAGGTGCGCTCGTCGAAGAGGACCAGCCGGACCGTCTTCACCGAGGTCTGACGGATGGAGCGGAAGGCGGCCAACGCCTGGACGATGGCGTCGTCGGTGGGCCAGCCGTACACGCCGGACGAGATCAGCGGGAACGCCACCGTCTCGGCGCCGAGCCGGGCGGCGAGGGCCACGGAGGCGGTGTAGCAGGAGCGCAGGGCGGGCGACTCGTCTTCCTTGTTCCGCTCGTACATGGGGCCGACGGTGTGCACGACGTACTTGGAGGGCAGGTCACCTGCATTGGTCCAGACGGCCTGGCCTGCGGGGAGCCCGTTCGGGTAGTCCGAGGCTCGTAGCGCCCGGCACTCCTGGAGGATGGTGGGGCCACCAGCGCGGTGGATGGCGCCGTCGACCCCGTGCCCGCCGAGCAGGCTGGACTTCGCGGCGTTCACGATGACGTCCACGCACTGGTTGGTGATGTCGCCCTTGACGATTTCGATCTCCACTGCGGGGCGGCGGGAGAGTAGGCGGCGGATCCGGGAGATCAGGGTCACGGGGGTGCTCCTTAGCGGTCGAGCATTTTGACGACGGCGTAGACCGAGGCGATGAGGGCGATGCTGCCGACGACGGCCCAGGGGTGGTGCCATTCCCAGGCGGCCCACTGGCAGCGGGTCCAAAGCAGCTTCTCCATGGTGTCCTCCTCGATCTGTCTGTTCACAGCATACAGCCCCCTGCGCGAACCGCGCAAGGGGCTGCACCACCAGCAAAGATCAGGCGACAACCTCAGTCACCGCGAGCACATCAGTGTCCGAAACGTGGTCCAGGTCGAACCCGGTCTGGCCGTTGTTCCAGCGCCAGGCCGCCACACGCTTCGCGCTGGCCTCGTCGTACGCCGTGATGGTCGTCTTCATGATGCCCTCCACGGGCACGCCGACCGTGAACTGCTTCCGGGGCGGGATCGGGTCCAGGCCGAAGTCGGCCAGCACCCGGTTGACGCCGGACTCACAGTCGAAGCGGGGGCCTGCGATGTTGCCCAGCAGGATGACCTCCCGCAGCGTCGACAGGGTGGCGTCCACCGTGGTCGGCGCGCTGTCGGGCGCCGTGGTCGGCACGTCTTCCGGCCCGGCGATGAACACTGCGGCGTTGGCATCCCCGCTGATCTGGGACACGCGGTTGCCGCCGTTGGTGGCGAGCAGGTCGGCTGTCTTCTGGAGGGCCTCGTCGCGGTTGGTCGCGTAGACGACCATCTCCAGGACTGCCGTGACCGGGACCTTCAGCGTGTAGGCGTTCGGCTTGGTGATGATGCGGTCGGTGATGCCGAGCTTGTTCAGCTTCTTGTTGGCCCAGGCGGCGTCGATGTCGCCGGTGTTGATGCGGTGCTTGGCCTCTTCGAAGATGAACGTCCGCAGCGCGGCGAGCTTGTCGGCTTCGTCGGCGTCGGGGTTGTCGGCGGTCCACTCGGCCCAGGTGTCGCTCACGTGTTTCCTCCTCCTACGGTGTTTCTGTCAGTTCCCAGCATACGCGCTGGCGTGGGTGGGTGTCCACCCAGATGGTGGCGACGGCAGGAATCGAACCTGCGATCTCCCGGCCCTATGGGCTGGGCGGCCTCTCCTCTGCCCGCGTCGCCTTGAGACCCTGCCGTACCGCCCGCATTCGACGTCGCTCCGGCGCCCGTGAGCCTCGGCGGGCCGCGTTCTGCGGCCGGATACGGCAGGGAATTGTCACATCACCGAGGGGCATGCACCCAGGGCGCTCGGGACGTGAGCCGGAAGGGAGTGAGACCTTCCGGCTCGGCCTGAACAGTCAGGCGATCTTGGCGAACTGGGCGACCTGGACGTTGCCCTTCAGGGTGCCCGAGCAGGACTGCGACGAGTCCGACGCGTACGCGAACAGCTTCACGTGGACCTCGGTCGGCTCGCTCAGCACCAGGTAGGTGTTCACGGCGGCCGTGGGGTCCTGGGTCAGGGTGGCCGAGTCGGACTCCGGGATCAGCACACCACCGGCGGTGACGTCGTTGGAGAAGTCCGAGTTGATGGTGTCGCCCTTGACGACGACCAGGGTGCCGGTGAGGAACGTGGACCCGCTGGTGCAGTCCTTGTTGCCGTTGTTCAGGCCGGTCCAGCCGCCGACGACGCGGGCGTCCCAGGTTCCGGCGGCGAGGGTGACGGAGCCGAAGTCGGTGGAGCGGGTGCGGATGGACCCGCCGACGTCGAGGGTCTTGGTGCTGCCGTCGATGCTCTTCAGGACCGGCGCCGGGGCGTCCTTGCCGTCAGCTCCCTTGGGCCCTGCGGGGCCGGTCGCGCCGGTGTCGCCCTTCGGTCCGGCCGGGCCGACGGGGCCGGTGGCGCCATTAGTGCCGTTCTTGCCTGCGACGGGGGCGTAGACCGTGAAGCAGTAGGCGCCGGACGGGCCCTTGGTGTCGTCGAGGGTGGCGTTGACCTTGACGGCGTTGCCGGTGTTGCAGAAGTGGAAGTTGCCTGCGGCGTCGCGGCCGACGGCGGGCCGGGCGGCGGCGTCGGCGATAGACGCCACGCCGATGCCGATACCGGCCATGGCCGTGACGGCCGCGATGGCCAGGGTGATCCTGCGCTTGTTCACGGGTCTCCTCGCTTGATGATTCATGATCGAAAACGAACTGGTGATGTGTCCCGAGCGGGAATCGAA